ATTGACGATGCGCTCCAAGCAACTAAAGCTGCACTCGAAGAAGGTATCTTACCAGGAGCTGGTATTGCTTTATTGCATGCTAGAACAGCTATTAGTCAAGCTAAAGTTGATGGAGTTGATTTTAATAAAGGTAAACAAATAATTTTAAAAGCATGTTCGGCTCCATTTAAACAAATACTTAAAAATGCTGGTGTTGATCATAATGAAGTATTAATGGGTCTTAAAAATGCTTCTAATATCATGGTTCCAAATATTGCTGATGAAACATTAGTAGATGCTTTTGAATCAGGTATTATTGATCCAACTAAAGTAGTACGTTGTGCTCTTGAAAATGCCGCTGCTGCTGCAGTTACATTGTTGATGACAGAAGCAGTAATACATGATAAACCATCTGAGAAGAAAAAGACAGATGATTTTGGGATGGCAAATTTAGAAATGTAAATTTAATTAAATAAGTAGTTATGAAACAGCATTCTCTTTGGATTGAGAAATATCGTAGTAAAACATTAGATGAATATATAGGTAACGATGCGGTTAAAAACCGCATCGCTACTTGTATTGCTTCAAATGATATACCTCATTTTATATTTAGTGGAACAGCAGGAACAGGTAAAACAACACTTGCTAAACTAATTGTTAAAAATATAAAATGTGATTATCTCTATATTAATGCTAGTGATGAGAATGGTATTGATATGATTAGAGATAAAGTTAAAACATTTGCTTCTACATCTACATTTAAACCACTTAAAGTAGTTATTTTAGATGAAGCTGATTTCTTAACCCAACCAGCGCAAGCTGCACTTAGAAATTTAGTTGAAGAATATTCAATTACTACTCGTTTTATTCTTACTTGTAATTATATTGAGCGTTTAATTGAACCTCTTCAATCACGCTGTGAAGTTCATAAATTAACACCTCCATCTAAAGGTGATGTTGCAAGACATGTTTGTACTAATATTCTTGATGTTGAAGGTGTTGAATATGATATTCAAAATGTAGCTATGCTTATTAAAGAATATTATCCAGATATTCGTTCTGTTATTAAAAATTTACAAGCAGGTGTTACAGATGGAAAATATCAATGGATTTCATTGAATGTTAATTGGATGAGAAAATTAGTAGAAATACTTAAACAACGAGATAATAAAGCTTGGTATGATGTTCGTCAACTTGTAGCTGATGAACAAGTAGACGATTTTCAAGTAGTTTTTAGATATATGTTTGATAATCTAAGTGAATTTAGTTATGGAAACGATGCTCAAATATCAGTTATATTAGATGAATATAGCTGGAGAGCAAATGTAGTACCTGATAAAGAAATAAATTTTATGGCTTCAATAAGTAGAATATTAGATACAATTAAAAAACAAGTAATATAATGGAACAACAAATTAATTTAAATATCACATTAGATAAAACTACAGCTGTAGTGTGCGGAAAATGTGAGAATGAAGTGTTTATTGAAGGAGTAATGCTCCGAAAAGCGTCTCGTTTCGTAACAGGTACCGCACAAGATGCAATGATACCAATCTCAGTATTTACTTGTAGTAAATGCGGTTATGTAAATGAAGAATTTCTTCCAATACAGTTAAGAAATCAAGATAATGTTTAATATATTTAAAAAAAATAAAATGAAAAAAGAACAAGTAGAACAGATGGAACAAGAAATTGTTCAACTTAGACAATATGTAGTTAATTTAAATGAAGATAAAAAAGCATTAGTTGCACAACTTAATTCTGCTGCTGAGCGAATGCAAGCACTAAGCGGAATGGTTACTAGTTTAGAAGAAGAACTAAATTATCGTAGAGCACAAGAACAAGCTAAAAATAAGTATAACGATAATTCAAGAAATTATTAATGACTAATGATAAATAGTGTTTTTTCTATGATTCTATATATTTATTGATATGATAGGAATATATAAAATAATAAATCCAAATAACAAAATTTATATTGGTCAATCTAAAAATATAAAGAGACGATGGGAAGAATACAATAAATTAAAAAGATGTAAAAAACAAATTAAATTATATAATTCTTTAATAAAATATAATCCTATTAATCATATATTTGAAGTAATAGAAGAATGTACTATTGAACAACTGAATGATAGAGAAATATATTGGGGTTTATTTTATAATGTATTAGGATTAAATGGTTTAAATTTAAAATTAGGTAATGGTAGAGGTAAAGTAAGTAATGAAACTAAATTAAAAATTAGTAACTCTAATAAAGGAAAAGCAGGTAAATATAAAAGAACAAATCATATAAAATCAATAACTAGTAAATCCAATTCTGTTAAAATATACCAGTTTGATATAAATGGTAACTTTATACAAGAGTGGGAATCAATAGTTAAAGCTGAATTAAAATATGGTAAAGGAATAAAAGATAATTTATCTGGTAAAAATAAAACTTCTCAAGGATTTGTTTGGAGTTATACTAATGTATTTCCCGGGTATAATAATAAACATGGTAATAATATAACTGTTATTCAAAAATCAAAAAATGGAAACTTTATACAAGAATGGGATAGTTTTACTGAAATAGAAAGAGTATTAAAATATCCTACTTCTAATATATCGACTTGTTGTAAAGGTAAACAAAAAACAGCCTATGGTTATATTTGGGAATATAAAAAAAATTAATTAAATTTAATAAATGGCTGCTACTATTTTTAATATAATAAAAAGAATAACTACCACTAAAGATAATTGGTGTGATATTCCTGAGGAAGAAAAAAATACATTTAATAATTGGATGTGTAATAGAATACTTTCAATGGATCCTGATTATTGTGAAGTGGTTAATGTAGTACAAAAGAATACATTTATAATGAAAGGAGAGTATCTTTATAATCTATATAAGGATCTTATTCCTAAACAATATAAGTATCTTAAGTATATTAAAGCAACCAATAAAAAGGAATATAAAGTAGATCAAGTAGAAGCAGTAGCTACTTATTTTGAAATTAGTAAAAAAGAAGCTAAAGAATATATTGATATGCTTTCTAAAGAAGAGCTAGAAAATATAATATTACAAATAAATGGATAAATTAGATTCAATTGTCACTTCAATTATAACACAGTTTAAAGAAAGATCAGTTAAAGGTAAAGCAAAATATGGTGTTGATTTAGATCGTAATGATTTGTCTTTACTAGAATGGATTGAACATGCAAAACAAGAGCATATGGATGCTATCTTGTATTTGGAAAAAATTAAACAAGAATATATAAGTGGCGCCCAAAAAAAAGTTATCTGAAATAGAGTTAAAGATTAAAAATCACCAACTTCCAGAAATAAATTATCAATACAGTCGTACTGTATCTTATTCTCAATACTCGATGTGGGCTAAATGCCCACATCAGTGGTATCTTACTTATGTAGAGAATAAACAACCATATCAAGCATCTATCCATACTGTGTTTGGAACCGCGTTTCATGAAACACTTCAAGAATATATTACTGTAATGTATAATATTAGTGGAGCAGCAGCTGATAAGATGGATTTAGAAGCTTTATTTCAAGAACGCTTTAGAAAAATATACGCTGAAGAATATAAAGCAGCGGGTAATCATTTTACTACTGCTAAAGAAATGGGTGAATTTTTTGATGATGCTGCTGCTATATTAAATTTTATAAAAAAGAATCGTAATAAGTTATTTACTATACGTAAAGTAAAACTATTAGGTATAGAATTGCCTTTAATTTTAAAAATAACAAACAATATCTACTACAAGGCGTTTATTGATTTTGCTTTATATGATGAAGATTTAAATAAAATATACATTTATGACATCAAAACATCTACGCGTGGTTGGTCAGACAAAGAAAAAAAGGATGAGGACAAAGTTGCACAAATCCTCTTATACAAAGAATACTTCGCTGAACAATTTGGCATTGAAGTGGATGATATTGAAGTTGAGTTCTTTATCGTCAAACGTAAAATTTGGGAAGAATCAGAATACCCAATTCCCCGGGTCCAAAGTTTTAAACCAGCTAGTGGAAAAAATAAAAGAACACAAGCCACAAAACGATTTAGAGAATTTGTTGAAGACTGCTTTGATGAAAGTGGTAAACCAAAAATAAAGTCGTACATTAAAAATATAGGTGAAGATAGTTGTAAATGGTGTCCTTATAATAATACCACATTATGTAATAAAACTAATTAAAATGTAGTTTTTTTTATCTTATATATATTTATATCTAAAATATATATATGGGACAGAAAATGCAATTAACAAGTGTAAAAGTTCCTGAAGATTTATTTGAACAATTCAAAATAGCATGCGTAAAACACAAATTTAGTATTCAAAAATTAACTGAACGATGTATGTATCTTTATTTGACAAATGAAGAATTCAGAAAACAAATTCACAATCAATTAGACACAATAATTCAACAAGAAACTGAATAAATTATGGTTAAAGAAGGTTATATTCCAAAAGATCAACGTAAAAAAATACTTCTTTTATGTGATGATATTAGAATGACAAGCGGTATCTCAACTATGGCAAGAGAGATTGTTATAGGTACCGCTCACCATTTTAATTGGATAAACGTAGGTGGAGCTATTTCACATCCTGATAAGGGTAAACGTTTTGATTTAAGTGCAGATACAAATACAAATGCTAATATTGAAGACTCAAATGTGTTTCTCTATCCAACAGATGGGTATGGCAATCCTGAACTAATAAGACAACTTATTCAGATTGAAAAACCAGACGCACTAATGATGTTTACTGATCCAAGATATTGGGTTTGGTTATTTCAAATTGAGCATGAAATAAGAAAACAAATACCTATTATTTATCTTAATATTTGGGATGATTTACCTTATCCAATGTATAATAAGTCATTTTATGAATCATGTGATGCATTATTTGCTATTTCAAAACAAACAGAAAATATTAATCACTGTGTACTAGGACCTGAAATAGCAGCTGAGAAAGTAATTAAATATGTTCCTCACGGTATTAATGAGAAATTCTTCTTTCCTATTAATACTGAACATCCTGAGTATTTAGCATTACAAGAATTTAAAAAGCAATTATATAGTGATAAACAATATGATTTTAATCTACTATATAATGCTAGAAATATTCGCCGCAAATCAGTAGCTGATTTAATGTTGGCTTGGAAATTATTTATTGATACTTTACCAATAGAACAAGCTAAAAAATGTGTATTTACACTTCATACTCAGCCTATAGATGAAAACGGAACTGATTTATTTGCTGTAAAAGATATGCTGTTTGGAAGATATCCTCAGTATAATATTGTATTTTCAAATAATAAGTATCCAAGTAATGTAATGAATCTACTCTATAACTCAGCAGATGTAGTAGCATTAGTTAGTAGTAATGAAGGATGGGGATTATCACTTACAGAAGCAATGATATGTGGTAAACCAATTATAGCAACTGTAACTGGTGGTATGCAAGACCAAATGCGATTTGAAGATGAAGAGGGTAATTGGGTTAAATTCACAGAAGAATTTGGTTCTAATCATAAAGGAAAATATAAAAAACATGGTAAATGGGCCTATCCAGTATTCCCATCTAATCATAGTCTTGTAGGTTCAATTCCAACACCTTATATATTTGATGATAGAGCTCAACCTGAAGATATAGCTGAACAAATATCTAGAGCATATTTTTGTAAGGAATATCATCCTGAAACTTATAAAGAAATATGTAAAGTCGCTCACGAATGGGTCCATTCCGATGAATCAATGATGACAGCAGCTAATATGTGTAAGAACGTAATTGATGGAATTGAAGAGACATTTAAGAAATGGGAACCAAGATATGCGTTTGAAATGATTAAAGTAGAACCATTAGAACAACCAAAACATTTTGTAAAACACGTTATCGCTAAATAATATGAAACCTTTAATTTTTATAAGCTGCCCAATCGACACATACAGTGGTTATGGTGCTCGTTCAAGAGATATTGCTTTAGCAATTATCAAATCAGAAAAATATGATGTTAAAATATTACCTCAAAGATGGGGAGCAACACCATTCGGTTTTTTGAAATCAAATAATCCTGATCATAAATTAATGATGGATTGTATTTGGAATAGTCCTCAACTTCCAAAACAACCTGATTGTTGGATTCAAATTACTGTACCAAATGAATTTCAACCAATAGGTAAATTCAATATTGGTATAACAGCCGGTATCGAAACTACAGTCTGTGCTCCACAATGGATTGAAGGTATTAACAGAATGAATTTAACATTAGTATCTTCAGCTCACGCTAAATTAGTATTTGAAAATAGTAAATTTGAAAGACGTAACTCACAAACACAACAAGTAGAAGGAGTAATTGAATTACAAACTCCTGTAGAAGTACTATTTGAAGGAGCAAATACAGAAATATATAAAAAATTAGATAACGTTGAAGGTGAATTAAATGATATACTAAATGATATATCTGAAGAATTTAACTTCTTATTTGTAGGGCATTGGCTGCAGGGTGAGATAGGTCAAGATAGAAAAGATGTTGGTATGTTAATCAAAACATTTCTTGAAACATTTAAAGATAAAAAACCTAAACCAGGTCTTATACTTAAAGTATCTAGTGGGAATTATTCTATAATGGATAGAGATGAAATACTAGATAAAATTAGAAAAATTGAAGAAGCAGTAGGTGGTAATTTACCAAGTATCTATTTAATTCATGGTGAATTAAGTGATGAAGAAATGAATGAATTATATAATCATCCAAAAGTAAAAGCATCTGTTTCATTTACTAAAGGTGAAGGATATGGTCGTCCATTACTTGAAGCATCAATAATAGGTAAACCTATTATTGCTTCTAATTATAGTGGTCATTTAGATTTTTTAGACCCAGAAATGTCAATTCTACTTCCAGGACAAATTACTCAAATACATCCTTCAGCAGTAGTACAAGATATGCTTATAGCTGAGAGTGGGTGGTTTACTGTAGACTATGATAAGGCATCAAAAACACTTGAAGATGTTTATAAAAACTATAAAAAGTATATTGATGGGGCGAAAAAACAATCTTATCTTTCACGCACAGAATTTAGTTTAGAAAAAATGAGTGAAAAAATAGTTTCTATTTTAGAAGAAAAAGTACCTAAACCAGTACAACTTAAACTTCCTCAACTTAAAAAAATTGAATTACCTAAACTTAAAAAGGTAGAATAATGAAAGAACAACTTACTATATGTCCTCGATGTAAAGGAAATGCATGCCATGCAGCGTCTAATGATAAAATAACTGTTTGGAGTTGTTTTGGATGTGGTTTCACATCCAATTCAACCCTAACAGAAGATAAACTAGAAGTAACTGAATCTGTAATGCCTCAACTTTATATTGATCTTAAATTTAAAGACGAAAATGGTTATCATTGGTACCCATCAACAGTAATTCTTGAAGACAGATCAATGGTATTTGCTGATGGTAGATCAACTGAAGATTGGAAATGGGCAGCTGTCCAATCTAAAGAAGGAAAAGCAGATATGACTACATTACAGCAATTCGATGAAAAAGATTTTATGGAAGCTCTTGATTATATAGGATTCTTCCAAAAACAAAAATAACGTTATGTTAAGAATTAGTTATGCTATCACTGTTCATAATGAACATGAAGAATTAGAACGTTTACTGAATCAGCTAGTAAATAATATTCGTTCTGAAGATGAAATAATAGTACAAATGGATACTACTGCTACAGACAAAGTAGTATCTGTAATTAATAAGTATAATTTAACAAAGTATTACTATCCATTAAATAAAGATTTTGCAGCATTTAAAAATAATCTAAGCAAACATTGTACTAAAGAATTCATATTCCAAATAGATGCAGATGAATATCCTCACCCACATTTACTAGAATCACTTCCTGAAATATTAGAATACAACTATAATATAGATGTATTTCTAACTCCTAGAATAAACACAGTAGAAGGATTAACTGAACAGCATATTAAACAATGGGGTTGGGATGTTAATGAAAAAGGATGGGTTAACTTTCCTGATTATCAATGGCGTATATGGAAAAATAATAGAAAAATTCAATGGATAAATAAAGTGCATGAGCGTTTAGATGGATTTAATGAATATTCTGCTTTACCTCAAATGGAAGAATATTGTTTAATTCATCCTAAATCAATTGAAAGACAAGAAAAACAAAATAAATTTTATAATACATTATGAAGTTACATTTAGGCTGTGGAACCAAACATATTAATGGATTTCAAAATATCGATATTCGCTACTTACCAGGGGTTGATGAAGTAAACAATATTAGATTTTTACGGAACTATAAAGAAAATTCAGTTGATGAAATATATGCTTGTCATGTTTTAGAACATTTTGGAAGATGGGAGTATAAAGAAGTATTAAAAAGATGGTTTGAAATTCTAAAACCAGAAGGTAAATTACGGTTAGCTGTTCCTAATTTTAGCGCTATTTGTAGTTACTATATTAAAACAGGTAATTTAGAACCAATTATGGGTTTATTATATGGAGGTCAAGATTATGATGAGAACTACCATTATGTTACTTTTGACTTTAATTCATTATCAAATGATTTAAGAAGTATAGGTTATAAAACAATATTAGAATGGAATACCGAAGATTATTTAGGGGATGATTTTAGTAAATCATATCTACCACATATGGATAAAAACGGAATATTAATGAGTTTAAATATAGAAGCAATAAAATAATGTATATAAAATGTCATTATATGCCCGCAGAAATGTTTGATCACCATATGAATGGAGACAAATATCTAAAAAATAAATCTATTAGTTTATTTAATGACTATCCTTGTTCACAAGATGATATAAACAAAAATCCATATAATTTTTTAATCCTATCAGAACCAAATGAATTATTTGGATTACACGATTGGGCTAAAATGAACTATCAAGTTTTTAGTTGTATATTGACCTGGAATGAAGATATTTTAAATTCATGTCCTAATTCAGTTTTATTACCATATGGTATGTCTAATAGATATTGTAGATTTTGGGATGAAAAAGCTGTAATACCTAAGTTTAGATATCCTGAACCTATAAATGATAAAAAATTTAATGTATCATTTTTATGTGGTAAAAAACATTTAGTTGAAGGTCATTTTTTAAGACATAATATTTTTAATAACAACAGTAAAATTACTATACCTACTAACTTTATATACTCCACAGAAGATAAACACCCATGGAATAATGGTAAAGATGTATGTTGGGAGAGTATGTTCCATATTGGAGTCGAAAATACTAAACATAATAATTTCTTTACAGAAAAAATAACAGATGCATTTTTAACTAAAACCTTTCCCATATACTGGGGTTGCCCTAACTTAGGAAATTATTTTAATATGGATGGTGTTCTTACATTTGAGACTGTAGATGAATTGGTGTCAATTATTAATAATTTAACTCCTGAGTTTTATGAATCTAAAAAAGAAGTTATGGAAGAAAATTTTCAATTAGCATTACATTACGGGAATTATCTTCCAAGAGTAGTAGATATAATAAAAGAAATATGTCAATTAAATAATATATGATAAAATTAGTTATATTTGATTTAGATGGAGTGTTAGTAGAAGCAAAACAAATACACTATGATGCTTTGAATAAAGCATTAGGTAAAAAATATGCTATATCTTGGGATGAACATTTGTCTACATATGATGGTTTAAAAACAAATCAAAAATTAAATATGTTAACTGAACAAAAAGGATTACCTAGAGAAAATCATAATCAAGTATGGAATGATAAACAAAAATATACTTTAGAAGCTCTTCAACAACTACAACCAAATCTAACTTTACAATCAACATTTAGTACTTTAGTAAAAGAAAGATATAAAATTGCAGTATGTTCAAATAGTATCCGTAGAACAGTATTAATAGTATTATCTAAATTAGGTATTATTGAATTCATTGATCTTATATTATCAAATGAAGATGTAAAACATAGTAAACCTCACCCAGAAATGTATTGGAGTACAATGAGTACAATAGGTGTATTACCTGAAGAAACTTTAATAGTTGAAGATAGTCCTTATGGGTTATTAGCTGCTAGTAGAAGTAGAGCTCATATAATGAGAGTTGGGTCTCCAAAAGAAGTTTCTTATATTAATATATCTAAACATTTAATTAAAGAAAAAATGAATAACATTCCTAAATGGAAAGATGAGAAACTAAATGTACTAATACCAATGGCAGGGGCTGGAAGTAGATTTGAACAAGCTGGGTATACATTTCCTAAACCCTTGATTGATGTTAGAAATAAACCTATGATTCAAGTTGTCGTAGAAAATTTAAACATTGATGCTAACTTTATCTATATAGTCCAGAAAAAACATAGAGAAAAATATAATTTAGATACACTTTTAAATCTTATTACTCCTGGGTGTAAAGTAGTGGAAGTAGACGAAGTAACTGAAGGAGCAGCATGTACTGCTTTATTAGCTAAAGAATATATTAATACAGACTCTCCATTATTCTTTGCCAATTCAGATCAATTTGTAGAATGGGATTCAAATGAATTCATGTATAAAATGAATGAGACAAATGCTGATGGAGGTATAGTCACATTTACAGCTACACATCCAAAATGGTCATTTGCTAAAATAGATGAAAAAGGATTAGTGACTGAAGTAGCTGAAAAGAATCCAATTTCAGATATAGCAACTGTAGGCTATTATTATTGGAAACACGGTTCTGATTTTATTAAATATGCAGAACAAATGATTGATAAAAATATTCGTGTAAATAATGAATTTTACGTTTGTCCTGTATTTAATCAAGCAATTGAAGATAACAAACAAATCAGAACATTTAATGTTAAAGGAATGTGGGGGTTAGGAACTCCTGAAGATTTAAAAAACTATTTAGAAAATTATAAATAAATTATGGAAAATTTAAATTCATACCTACATATGCTGGATGCATCATATGCTATAGGAACAGGAAACCACCCAGAACACAATCCAAATCCTAAATATTGGGATTTACTTTTAGGTGATATTAAAATTGCCCCTGAAAAGTGGGAAGGAAAAAAAGCTTTAGACTTCGGTTGTGGTCAAGGAAGAAATGTTACTAATTTACTATCATTATCAAACTGGGAGAGAGTAGATGGTATAGATATAAGCGCAAGAAACATTGAATCATGTAAAAAGGAGTATGCAGATTTAAACTCAAATTTTTATAAAAACAATGGAAAAGATTTATCAGATCTAAATAATAATGAATATGATTTTGTTATGAGTACTATTGTATTTCAACATATATGTGTTCATGAATTAAGATATAAATTAAAAGAAGAAATATATCGAGTGTTAAAACCTAATGGATTATTTTCATTTCAAATGGGTTACGGTGATATCTCTTTTACAGGACATACTAAACCTAGAGATTATTTTGAGAATGGATATGATGCTGAAAATTCTAATGGAAGTAATGATGTTAGAGTGACTAACGCTGATTATCTAGTTCAAGATTTAAATAAAATAGGATTTAAAGATGTAACATATTCGATAGAAGAACCATGGGAAGATACTGGTCATCCTAATTGGATATATGTTAAATGTTACAAATAAAAGTATAAATGAATACTTGTATATTTACTACTCACACTACTTTAGATTTAAAACACGCTGATTATAGTTTAAAAGCGTTATTGGCACTTCAAACTAATAATATAATATGGGATAATTTTATTATTTATAACACTCATGGACATGAATTATCTAATAGTAATATTATTGATTTAATTGAAAAACATGATATTAAAAACTATGTTAAAGACATTTTAATATTTCCTTATGATCCTGAAACCAATAAAAAGAATTTACTACAGGATATAAGAAATTGGTTTGATATAGGATTATCTCTTAAACTACAAAATACACCAGGTAAAATACTTTGGCTAAAATCAGATTATTGTGTCTCAAATAATTTTAACAAAATATTTTTGGAACATAATATTCCTAATTGTATGTGGTCACTCCCAACATTAGGAGCAAAACAAAAAATTAGTTATGATCAAATTTTAACTAAATTAAATTTGTCTGAATTTACTCCATCTGATTTTGAAACATATTATAGAGGAGGAGATAATTATAATAATGATTTACCTAATGGAGAAGTATCTCCTAATGGAGAAATGGATTATCATTCATCTATAAATTATGTCTCTCATAATTACATTCATGATTTTAATTTACATGTTATATCTAATGATATTTTAGAGTTAGGTAGAGAAATAGCTTACCATCCTCAAGTATTTGATATGAACTCAACTTGGGGTGGACCTCATAATTTATTTTATGGATTGAAGCAAAATAGAGTACACTTTAGTGGTGAATATAGAGCTTATGGTATCCATATGTTTCACGAAATAATTTCTGAAAATAGATTGGAAGATCGAGGAGATAATCGTAAATTACATATAGGGGAAAAATATTAAAATGATATATATTTCACATAGAGGAAACATAAATGGTAGGTTTGAATCGTATGAAAACGAGCCAAATTATATTGATAAAGCAATTGATGAGAGATTTGATGTTGAAGTTGATGTGTGGTACGTTGGTGGTGTATTTTATTTAGGGCATGATGCACCTATGTACGGATTAGACTTTGATTGGTTGAACAAAAGACGTTATCATTTGTGGATTCATTGTAAAAATACAGAAGCTCTTTCTTTTTTCAATTCAACAAAGTTTCATTACTTTTGGCATGAGAATGATACTGCTACTTTAACATCACAAGGATTTATATGGGCTTTTCCAGGAAAACAACCCATTAATGATAGTATAGCTGTGATGCCGGAAATACACAATGATGATGTTTCTAAATGTTTAGGAATTTGTAGTGATTATATTCAAAATTATAAAAAATGAAAATTGCTATTTGTATAAGTGGACAAGCTAGAAATTTTAAACAAAGCTATTTAGGTTTAAAAGAATATTTTTTAGATAAATATAATTGTGATGTATATTTTCATACTTGGAATTCTACTTATTTTGAATCAACTAATTTTGGATTTGGGAATACTAAATATTCTTTAACAGATAATGATTATAACAATCTTATTCAACTGTATCAACCTAAAAAATATGATATAGAAAAACCGATATTATTTGATGCTAGTGGTTATAAATGTCCTATTTGGAGACAACCACTAAATAATACTTTAAGTATGTTTTACTCAATTTATAAGTCAATTCAATTGATTGAAGAAACATATGACTATGTTGTTAGAACAAGATTTGATATAGATTATTCTAAATTTAATTTGGAATTTCCTCAAGAAGGTATTATATTACCTGAGTGGAATACAGATATTAGAGTTAAAAATAGAGGATATTATGATGTATTTGCTATAGGTAAACAACATGATATGAACATATACTCAGAAGTATTTTCAAATATTATATCTTACGTCACAAATGATGAACAATTTCTTAATTCCTTATCAGGAGGATGGCCAGGACAAGATTCACCATTAAGAAATGAATACTTATTAAAATGGCAACTAATAAAAAATAATACTAAAGTTAAAATAATACCTACATTAGAAGAAAAATCAGATGTTGGTTTAATTAGATAATATGAAAGGAGTTATAACTATATTTGCTTTACCTCAAGAATTAGAAGATTTAGCTTTAACACTATATAATCTAAAAAGAAATTCTATTTACTTAGATAATTCAATTAAATATAAAGTAGATATCACTATGTGTTTATCTGATGAATTAACTAATTGGAATGAAACTAAATTGCCCAAAGAATATATTAAAGAAAGAACTGAGGAATTAGTGACTAAATTCTTAGACTGGTGTGAATGGAAATTAATGTGGAGTGAAGAAAATATATTGGGGTGTGTATCCCAAAGAAGATATAGTCTAAATAATAACCCAGATGTTGATTTTTTTATATGGTTAGATTGTGATTTTATATTTAAAGACACTACTTTAAGTTACATGATATCCGCTTACCAAACAATAAAAGAATCAAATATTGATATGTTTATACTTACTCCTCAATTTGTAAGACAATGGGATACATCATGGGATATATTAGTCAATAAAAACTTTTTAAATCACCCATTATATTACCATGAATCATCAGATGTTTATATTGATACTCTTCATCAAATAGATGAAATCAAACTTAAACAAATTAATGATATTAAATTTGCAGGAGGATGGTTTACATTAATATCAAGTAAATTACTTCAAAAAACAACTATTCCGGAGTCATTAGGACACTATGGGTTAGAAGATAATTTTGTTATAGAATGTTCTAAAATATTAAAACATAAAGGAGAAAACATATCTCAATTTATATTAGAAGAACTTGTTATTGGTGAAAGTTATATTCATAGACCAAATGAGACTATTAAAAAATACATATCCAATATAAATAAAAAAGATGAGTTTACTAAAATAGCTCATAGTAATTTTCCAATAGAAATTAAAAAATTTTATGAAAGAAGTAACAGTAGTACTTACAGCTTGTAATAGAGCAGATTTATTAGAAAAAACATTGGATAGCTTTTTTAAAATGAATACATATCCAATTAAAAGATTTATTATTATAGATGATGGAATGAATTTTGGTTGTAATGATTTTGTAAAAATAAAATATGAATTTCCAATAGAATTAATATATAATAATCCTAAATTATTTCAAATAAAATCTATAGATAAAGCATACTCTCTAGTAGATACTGAATATATATTTCACATGGAAGAAGATTGGGAATTTATCAAACCAGAATTTATTGAAGATTCTTTAGCTGTATTAGAAGCTGATCCAAATATATTACAAATATGGCTAAGAGGAATAGATGATACAACATTACCCCACCCCTGGTATCCTGACGTGTATGAAGTTAATCAGAAACAACTAGTAATGAATCATCAAACAGAAATGTGGGGAGGAATTAGCTTTAATCCAGGGTTAAATAGATTAAATGATTGGAAATCATTTCCTGAAGGATATAATGGATGTGAAAGAATAACACCTGCTGAACAAAGTGGTGGAGTAACACTTGAATGTGATGTGTCAGTCGAATATATAAAAAGAGGAAGAATAACTATGAGATTCATTGAATCTTATGTAAGACATATAGGATGGGGAAGACATATAGTTGATGGAATTAATGGTAAATAAAAAATATGTATAAATTATCTGATATATCAATTGTAATACCAAGTTATAATAATTTGGAATATTTAAAACTAGTTTATAAATCAATTAGAGACATATCTGAAGATATTGAATTGATTTTGTATGATGATAGTAGTAGTGATGGTACTAAAGAATGGCTTCTAAGATTGAAAAATAAAGAAAATGATATAATTAAAATTTTTGATAGTAAAGTTGGTCATCCTGTCTTATATGATATGGGATTTAATCTAACTAAAAGAAAAATTATAGGAATCATGCATGCTGATATGATTGCACATAAAGATTTCTTTACTAATATATTAAAACATATTAATTCTAATACTATTGTGTGTGGAATCTGTGCTGAACCTCCAATTCATCCTCCTGGAAATGAAAAATATATCTTGGATGCTGGTTTTTATCCTGAAGAATTTAACTTATCTATTTTTAATAATTTTTATGAAACTTTAAATAAAAATGAAATTAATAATGGAATATTTGCTCCTTGGTTTTTATTAAAAGAAGATTATATTAAACTTTTGGGAAAACATGATACTTCATTTTTTTACTGTGAAGATGTTGATATATTTAATAGAATAGTAGTAGCAGGTTTAAATATAATACAAAGTAGGGATGCACTAGTATATCATTTTACTCAACGAGGTCATAAATTTGAAAAAGGAATTATAGGAAATATCCAACATGATTATCAAGATAGAGTTAATAAAGATACAAGAAATTACATAAGAAAGTGGGGAAGTTTATATAAATTTAATACAGACCATCGCCCTATCCCTTCAGTAAAATATAATATTGGTTTTGTAGTGAATAATTGTAATATACAATTACTTGAAATATTAGAACCATGGTGTGATAATATTTACGTTGGTTGCGAAGTAGATTCATATATTGTTAAGGAACAATCTAATACTAAATTTAATTTAAAAGATAGAATTAGAATGGTTAGTGATAAAGATAAACCAAATGATATAATAATTGAATTTGACGCTACTAAATTAAACCAAAATAATTTTCAACTATTACAACAATTTCCTGAAATTATATCAGAATCGGGAGAAATAGGTGAATTTGAATTAGATATTTTTAATATTAAAATTAATAATATTAAAACATATGAGCATAATTTAATATATTTATAAGAAACTAGTTTATGTCTTATTCTCGTCGTTCTAAACTTGATCCACTTAGCAGAATTATTACTTTAGGAGACATTAATGGAGATTATATTAATGATATTATTCAATTAATATATGAAATTAATGAAGAAGATATTAAAAAAACACAAACAGAACCAATAAAACTAATAGTTAATTCATTTGGAGGAGAATTATATAGTGGACTTGCCTTAATAGATATAATTGATAACTCAAAAACTCCAATTTATACTATATGTCACGGCTCAGCTATGTCGATGGGATTAATAGTATATGTTGCGGGTCATTATAGAACAGCAAGTAAATATTCAACATTTATGTATCATGAAGCCTCGTATTCTATAGAAGGAAAAGTAGTATACCATAAACAAGAATTAAATGAGACAGAACGAATTGATAGTATATGTGATGATTATTTAATATCTAAAACTAAATTATCTAAAAAACAATTAAATAAAATTAAAAACAACCAGTCTGATTGGTATTTTGATGCTAAAACAGCATTAGAATATGGGATAATAGACAAAATTGTGTAATATTTATACATAAACATATACAATGGCCGAAGTTAAACCTAAATTAAAAATATCAGTTAATAAAAACCCAACAAAAGAAGGTATAAAAGTACAATTTGTAATGCCTGAAGCAATTGCTGGTGATTCAAAAGCAACTGTAACTCAAAAATTACAATCTAAATTAAATGCCGGCTTAAGCCAGTATGGTTTAACTATTAATCAAGATACAGATGTACCTTATGCTAATGTTATTGGTTTTTTAATACCAATAGCCGACATTAAATTATTCATTAAAAAAGCAATTACCGAATCTACAGCTCAGCCTCCATCAAATGATGAAACCCCTAAAGCATGAAACGCAAAATTCCAAAATTTAAAGCAGTATTATCAGAAGGAGAATCGTATGAAATGATGTTAAAAATTCCTGAATTAAAGAAAATTGTTCTTGAAGAAACATTATTTGCTATTAAAGAAGGAGTAGACAAAAAGAAAAAATCAACGTTATTGTTTGAATTAGTAGATTTAAATTATTATATTGAATTAAAAAAAGATAATTGGAAATCATCTCTTGAAAATGTTTTAGAGTTTTATGTTGAAAGAGAAGATTATGATAAATGTGTTGAATGTAGAGATTTAATAAATAAATTGTAGTTATGGAAAAAAATGAACAAGCTGATGGAATTAAAAAATCTATTGAAACTATTATAGGTACAAATACTATTCTAAAGCGTAAGAAAAAATCAGAAGAAGATATTCAAAGAGAACATTTTCTTAAAGTAATCCAATTAATGGATGAATTACAGGTTCGCTCAAATATTTTAAATGTTGATTTAAAGTTAAACTTTTATGATTATGACTCAAAATTCTATGAAATAATTGATAGAATGTTTATACTTCAATATGGTGAAGATATATGTGAGATTATTTTCTTTTACGTTTATGAACGTTTAAATCCAGATGGTACAATAAATTCACTACAAGATCAAGAAGAGAATGAAATTATTCTTAATAATCCTTTTGAATTGTGGGATTTAATAGATAAAATTAAAAAGAATAGAAAATAATTATGCTCGCTAAAGTATATAGTCGAGAAGACATTTTACGGGCTATGCGTTTCACTAAATCTAATCGTGCTGCTGCACGTTATTTAGGATGTTCATATCAACATTATAAACCATACGCTAAATTATTTAGAGTAGATGAATCTGACCCTAACTCTCCTACTTTATTTGAAGTACATAAGAATCAAAGTGGAAAAGGAATACCTAAATTCTTACCTAATAAAAGAAAAGAACCAAATGTTAAATTAATATTTGAAACAGGTACAGGATGGGAATCATTTACTCCTGAAAAAATAAAAGCAAGAGGTGTAGCTGAGGGATATTTAAAAGAGGAATGTTATCATTGTGGATTCTGTGAACGTAGAGTAACAGACTATAAAATGCCATTATTATTGAACTTTAAAGATGGAAATAAAAACAATTATCTTATTGATAATCTCGAGTTATTATGTTATAATGACTATTTTCTTCTTATTGCCGATCCGCTTACCCCTGACCAAGTACGTCATATTGAAGACAATACTGAAGTTAAAGCGGTGGCTCACGAATGGGATTTAGATGAAGCTCATCTAGAAAATATGAAAGCTTTAGGACTTTTGGATTAGTCAAAATTTTTTCATACATTTAACTTATAATTAAAAAATATGCGTTACGAATTAGCACAGCAGTTTGCTGAATTTGAATTACCTAAAGATGTAAAACAAGCATGGAAAACAGGAACATCATTAATTGGTTCACTTGGGTTTACTAAAATGATGTTATTTGCAAATAAAGTTGAATTAACTAATGATGACATTGATTATTTTATGGCTATGAAGCCTAAACAAAATGAAGATGAAACTCCTGAATCATTTAGAATTCGCTCTAAATTTGCAAAAGCACTTCTAAAATATAGAACTCATCTTTACGATTATTCAGTTTATTATCAACAATAAAATTAATGTTATATGAAATATTTTCAAGTTAAAGTTGAATTTACAGTAGAAGAAAATGGTAAAATTAAAAAACAAAAAGTAAATTACCTTGTAGATTCAATGACTGTGACTGAAGCAGAACAAAGAATGGTTAAATATCTCCAAGAACAAGGAGAAAATGAATTCCAAATTAAATCAGCAGTTGAATCTTCTATCTCAGCTGTAATTAATTAAAATAAAACTAAGATCGAGTAGTTCGGGAGTCCGGTACCCGGCTTGGTTTGGGACCAAGACAATTCGCAAGTTCGAATCTTGCCTACTCGACATAGAAATATTTCTTTAAAAATTTAAGTTATTAGTCTTTAAGACGTTTGTGAATATTTATTAATATAAATTAATAATATGAAACGAACAAATATTAAAGACAATATGAGTAAAATTTTAAATGGAGAAATGAAGATAACTTTTGTTCCTGCATTTAGAAATAGAATTAAAAAAGATAAATTATTAGGTGATCCAAAGTGTGGAGAGTGTGGAATTGGAGAAGAATGGAGAGGAAAAAAGTTATCTTTAGAATTAGATCATATTGATGGAGATAAACATAATAATAAAAAAGATAATTTAAGATATCTTTGTCCTAATTGTCATTCTCAAACCCATACTTTTAGAATAAAAAATTATAATAAATCTAAAAATAAAAGACAATGGGTAGATGAGTCTAAACTTATAGAGTCTATACAACTAGGAGGATCAATAGCTGATATTTTAAGACGAGCTGGGCTTAAACCGGTTGGTGATAATTATAATAGAATTCATCGTCTTAAAATAAAATATGAACTATAATGGAGGCTTGGCAGAGAGGTTGATTGTACCGCTCTTGAAAAGCGGCATACGTGATAAGCGTATCTGGGGTTCGAATCCCTAAGCCTCCGCTTAAGATAGTAATTTATAATATTCTTTAAAGTGTTTTAAACGATCAGGTAAACCAATTGTACCTCCGTTAACACATTTGGTTACATTCACAACAGTAGTATCACTAGCGTCAACACATCTACCTAAACAATTTTTACTAAAAAACCAAGCAGCTGATAATAACGGATATTGAGTAGCCACTAAATCTGGGTTAGATACAACATCAACTCCAATAGAATCACTAAAAGCCTTATAATTATTCTTTCCAGTTAATTGAATATACCCACGACCGCGATACTTATAGCCATCCCAAGTAGATTCAGGACCATTACCCATTCTGTTTCCATAAACACGGCTTGCTATTTTTTGAGGGTTACGGGCATAAGATTCAGGAGATACATCTTTAAAATATTTAGGAAATATTCTTCTCAAACCATCAGCTGAATAATTTAAATTTTCAGTAATAGCTTTAAATCCAGCAGATTCATGTCCACATTGGGCTAAAAAATGAGCTAATTTAATAGGATTATTAATTCCAAACTTTGAAATAACTTCAGGTATTTGAGATATAACAGAATCAGGTATGTGTCCTTTTAATCGTTCAATATTTAATCCTGAAACAGTAAGTATAGGAGAAGTAGTAGGAGGAGTTACAGTTGAAGTAAATTGCTGAGTAGCCATTAATTTACTCCAAACTAAATCACCAACTACTCCATCAACAACAATATTATGGTTTATTTGAAATCTCTTAATAGCTTCTTCAGTATTTTTTCCAAAAATACCATCTGCGGTTAAACCTAATTTCTGTTGAACTTTTTTAACATCGTCACTTTTGGATCCAACTTTAAGTAAAGGCATAAATATATTTATTTATAAATATTAGGGTAGGCAAAATATATTTTATATATTTAATTTAATAAAGTAGATAATTAGGACTCTTAGCTCAGTTGGTTAGTAGCAAATGACTCATAATCATTAGGTCCACGGTTCGAGTCCGTGAGAGTCCACACGGCTGGTTAGTTTAATAGGGAAAATACATCACTTGTACCGATGGGTTAATGGTTCGATTCCGTTACTGGCCTCAAATAATGGTCCTATAGTTAAATGGATATAACAGTCGCCTTCTAAGCAACTATTTCAAGTTCGATTCTTGATAGGACTACTAAAATATAATAATAACAAAAAAAAAACAAAACTTATGAAGTATCAAGTAGAAAACTCAAAATTCAAAGTGGTATTTGAAAGTAATTTAACCCTCGAGGAAGCGCAAAATTTTATTGAGAAATCAGAAAAAGAAGAATTGCAAGAGTTTGAAAACAATAAAAACGTTTTCAGAATTGTTCCAATGCCGGAGGAGGAAAAATAAATAGGTCAGTCAGGTGGTGCAATTAGTTAGCACGGGTGGGTTAATAACTGCTAGACACAGGTTCGATTCCTGTCCTGACTACTAAAATAAAATCATGAAAACAAAAGAATCTATAACAAACTATATAGTTTCGACTATTGAAAATAGTGAGGTTGCAAATGGCCAAATGCCAACACCTGATGAATTTTTAAGTATGTGTTCAGATATTATCTGCCAATTCGACACTGACATTGCTATTAATGTAATGAACAAGCTAACTAAACGATTTGGTGAAGAAGCAAAACAACAATCTTTATCAATCAAAGTGAATTACGGATATTAAATAGTCAGGTGGCGGAATGGTAGACGCACATCGGCAGGTGATTCAGGTTGAGGGTACAGCGGCAGTTGAGGCCACAACCATATATGAATACAGGTTCGAATCCTGCCCTGACTACTAATAGAGATAGACCCGCGCTTCCCATCTCGAAGGATAATGAAGAGAATAATACGTCTCCTAAGGTTTGTCTTTATTTAAAACCTAAATTATGAATAAAGTTCTTTACGAAGTATCAGAAACAATATCGTTTAGATATAAAGGAGGTAGAAAAGTAAAAGGTGAAGTGCTAAGAATAGACTCTAAAGGTATATTGCTTAAACTGATTACTGACTACATAGGTAAAAATGAAGAATGGTTTTCTGGTGAAGACAAGTATTTCAATAAAGCTGAGATGAAGAGGGTTAGTAAATATTAAACAAAGTAACATGGAAAATCAAGAAAAATACTATACAAGCGAATATATTCAGAATCAATTTGATAAACTGACCAAGGATAAGAAAATAGATGTTCTTCTTAGTGCACTTGGTTACATGCAGCAATACAATGGTAGAAGTGAGCTTAGATGTATAGCTCTAGCAATGGGATATAAAAACGAGGAAGGAGGTATAAACACTTATACAAAAGTAAAATATAGTTAGACGGCATATGAAAAGCCCAGAAGTGAAAAAATTAGAACATGAGTTTATTTGCCTAATAAATTCATGGAGACCTGATAAAAAAAGAATAAGAGAAATAAAAAAACAACTAAAACAGTTAAACAAGAATAGTCAAGTGGCATATGAGAAGCAAAAAAGTACAAGAGATACTTGACCGAATGGAAAAAGATCCTTGGTATGTCAAGCTAAGACGTTGGTGGAATGTAAAAATATGGACATACAAATGTCTATCAAGGAAGTATTGGGATAAGACACACAGTGGGTATATTTTTAGAAAAACAAAAACCAGTATATGAATAATTTAAATGGACCAGAAGTAATGCAAGCAGAAATAGGACCTCAAGAAATTGGGCATAAAGAATGGAAAGGAGATAGGATTATGCTGTTGAGAGAATTTGAAATCAACATTAAGTTCTTTAATGTAGGATGTGTAGTGAATGTAGGATGTCAATCATTTGCTTTTGAGAGCATAGACAAAATGATGACAGAGCTTCAATTCTATGTTGAGCATCCTTATGAAGCTAGAGAGAAATGGAATAAAATAATAGAAGAACAGAAACAACATGTGGACATTCATTAAAAAGCTTATTCCTGCGAGAATAATAATCAGGAGTTGGTATTGGGTGGAGATTGAATATGAGATGGAAGAAGAGCTGAAAGACATATTTTTTATGCTAGACATAGAAGATTATGAAACGGCTAAAGTGTTCATTTCGGATTTTCATAAGAAGTACGACCCTATGAAAAAACCTTACTGGCTATATGAAATGCATTCTCAGATCTCAAGAGCTGAAGCAATGTTAGCAATGTTATCAGAACCTTTAATAGAAGAAGATGGAAAATAAAAAATGGATTTATTTAGACGATGTACGTACACCTACAGTCCCTGGAGACTGGGTAGTAGTTAGATCTTATGATGAGTTTGTAGAAACGGTAGAGCGTATCGGGTTTGAGAACATAGCGTTGATCTCTCTTGATCACGATCTTGGTCCTTCTGCTATGAAAGAATGGCAAGATAATGTCTATCATAACTACACTCTCGACTACAACAACATTACAGAGAAGACAGGGTATGATTGTGCTAAGTGGTTGATTGAGCAATGGACAAACGGAAAACCCTTTATTAGAACTGTTACTCACTCAGCTAACGCAATAGGAGCAGGAAATATTATAGGTATTATAAATAACTACTGCCATATATATTTCTTACCTCAAATTAGTGAAAGAGTACAAATAAAACACACAGTAAGTTAATAATATAATTTATGGAAAGAATATTTAAAACTTTAAATAGTAGTCAACAAATAGACATAATAAGTTATATTAGTGAATATTTATTGACGTACTCAAATATTGAGATATTAATTGGATGTGATTCACAAAATCAAAATCTAATATCTACAACTTACGCAATTGTAGTTGGGTTATACAAACCCGGTAAAGGTGCTCATGTATTATACGCTAAATGGAGTACTAATTTTGAAAAAGAAAGTACCGTTCGTCTACTAAATGAAGTTTGGTATTCGGTTGAAGTAGCAGAATATATTAAAAATAAACTTAATATAAAAGCTACTTGGATAGATATTGATTTAAACCCTGATCCAAAATATAAATCAAATCAGGTATTGGCTAGTGCTATAGGTATAGTAACCGGAATGGGATATAAAGTACGACATAAAGGAAATAATCCTGTGATGATTTATGCTGCTGATCATATTGTAAAATAAATTTTGGCAGGATTTTTTATTATATTTATAAAATAAAATTAAATAATATGAAAAAAACATTTTTAATTTTTATTTTACTATTATCTTTTATTTTTAATTCTTATTCAGCTAACCCTAAATTTAATAAGGATTATGATACTATTAGTAAAGAGAATTTATGGAAAACAATCAAAGAGATGAATATCGAGCATCCTGAGATTGTATTTGCTCAGGCTATCCTTGAGACAGGAACTTTTTCAAGTAATGTATTTAAGACTTGTAATAATCTGTTTGGAATGAGAATGCCTAGTAAAAGACTCACTGTGGCTAAAAAACCAAAGAAAAAAGGAGGTTATGCCCAATATGATAGTTGGATACAATCAGTAGAAGACTATAAATTATTTCAAGATTATGTTTTTGAAAGAAAAGGAAAACTTGGAAAAGCAAAATATTTTGGCTATCTTGATAGGGTATATTGCGAAAGTACAGGTTATAGTCAAAAACTTAAAAAGATAATAGAAAAAAATAAGCGAATATTTAACAGTTAATTTAAATTGTCAGATGGTGAAAAGCGTTACGCATGGCATACACACCCACTCGTCTAGTGGGCGCAGATAACGAGACAGATAAGTAATATGGGTTGACCACAAAGCCGGCTTATTTTGTTACTTATTGAATCGCTGCTTAGAGGTTCGAATCCTTTTCTGACAGCAGGTATTTATATTAAACAATAATTAATGGCGTGTCACTGTTTATCCTTAAAAGACCAAAATGAATTTTATAGTTTACTCAAAACCCGAGATTCAGATTTGATTGTAAAAATGGTAAGATGTGTTATCAGTGCTGCTAAACGTAATAAATCAAGTATTGATATATTTGATATAACGTTTAAAAACTTAGATTCATTAGTGTTTACTATTGAAAAAAGCCAATATAAAGAATTACTTTCTAATTGTTTAGATGATCTTATAGCAATAGAAGAATATGAATTATGTGCTGAGATTAAAAAAATATTAGAAAGTAAAAGTAAAAAGAAAAAAGAAGCTCTTTGAAATATGGGGCATACCGGTATTGATTCGGAAATGAAGGTAATACTACATGCAGACAAAGTGAGAATGTCTTAAAATACTTACAAAACAATAAACGCTGAAGAATTATCTTCATTCACCTTCGAAGATGCTATGGCTTTCGTTGGTGCTGATTACGCAGTAGCTGCCTAATCACTCCCGCACACATCGTGGGATTTAAAAAGAATGTGAAATTGGGCGGTGTTTTTGGTTCAAGCCTACTTAATAGGAACCGACCGTAGTTGAGAGTGATAATGGAAAAATAGAAACTCTATATTTACTTATTGTGAATAATAAGATAAGCATGTGAGACGTTAGTATTATTGTTCTTTGCGAAGACCTGGGTTCGAATCCCAGATGCTCCACTAAATCTTTTATATTTATTGGTAGTTTATCACCATTAAAAATAAAAGATATGAATTTGTTTAAAGACAATAATGACATTAATGAAAAATCAGTTGCTGGGTTTATTTCTCTCATAATGATGATTGTATTTGCTGGAGCAGATATAGTTACTGGTTATATGGGTAAAGATTTAGTTGTAAATGAATTTATATTTAATGCTTTTCTAACATTAACTTTAGGTTCTTTAGGAATAGCATCTGTTGATAAATTTATTAATTCTAAAAAAGAAAGAAATAATAACAGTGAAAATAATAGTGAAAAAAGAGAAGACGAATTAATATAAAAACCATTAAATTATAAAAGTATGAGTAATAGAATTTTAGATTTTATAGGATCCCTACTTATAGTAGCGGTTGCTATTGGTATTTTCTTTATGTTGATGGAAAAAGAAATGCCTCAATCAAATAGAGAATTATTAATCGCATTTGTGTCAGTTTTGTTTGGTGCTATGGCTACATCAATTAAAAAAATAACTGGCGATGGAAGTGAAAAATAATAAGGATAATACTACTATTATATTTGGTACTATATTATTATTTTCTTTTATTGTATTCTTATTTTATGGGTCATATAAAAGAGATAAAACTAATCTTATTCGTGAAGATTTAGTTAATGATTCAATTATTTTTAAACAAAACTATAATCTTCAATTTAAAGATAGTGTTATTTTAAAAAATAATGATATTTTAAGAAAAACTATCATCTTACATGAAAAAAGAATACAATCTTTAGAAAAAGCTAAACACTTTCATCCATTAGATACTTCTAAGTTATGAAAGAACAAAGTCCATCTTCTTTTTCTGACACATTCTTTTCAAAACTAAAAGAACAATCATTTACTATCATTTTATTAGTAGGTATAATGTACTACCAAAATACAGTTTTTACTCAACAAATGGATGAATATAAGAAGATGATTGATCAAAAAGAAATTCTTATTCTAAAACTCACTGAAGAGGAAAGATTACGTCTTATTGAAAGAGAAAAATATCTTATTTAACAAAGAGATGATTTTATAGAAGATTTAAAAGAAATGGCTTTATCTAAAAAATAAAAATAGGCAAAATAAAAATCTTATATTTAAAACAAAAATACATTTATGAAAAAAGTAATGTTTGTTATTGCAAGTGCTATGATTATGACTGCATGTGGTAGTCAAGAAACTACTACTGAAGTAGAACAAGTTGATTCTTTATCTGTTGATTCTACATTTATTGACTCTGCATCTGTAGCGCCAATAAGTGATTCAGTAGCTTCATTAGATCATACTCTTTAAAAATTTAAGGTCCGGTTGAAAAACCGGACCTTTTTTTTTAATTTTAAATTATGATTGAAAATATTATCAAAAAAATTAATAGTAATAATACTGATAGTATTATGCTTGATAATGAAGAGCTTATAACTCTCATTTTAAAATCTATAAATGATACGTTCGCCTATAAAAAAGTAGAATCGGCGAAATTATTTCATTATATTGATACAGCAGATCAAAGTGAAAAAATAGGTGTTCGTATTAAGTTCAATTAATATTATGTTAGGTTTTATTATTTTAGCAATTTCATTTGTTATTACTATTATTTGGTTATGGGCAGGTGGTATTGATTATATGAGAGAAAATCACCCTGATTATAAAGGAGAGGATTTATTTGGAGAAGATAAACAAACTAAAGATGAAAGCAACACTTGAATTCAATCTACCAGACGAAGCACTGGAGTTCGAAACTGCAGTAAACGCAGCCAAGATGTACTCCGTACTATGGGACTTAGATCAATGGCTCAGATCAAATACTAAATACGCTCCTGATGATATGAGCGATGATACATATAAAGCATTTGAACAGTGTAGAGAGAAGCTGAGAGAGTTGATGACAGAAAGTGGTATAGGTTTTAACTAAGATAAAAAATAGAAGTTTATGAATAAAGAAAGATACAACCAAATCATTGATGAGGTTTATCATAGAGGATATTTGAGTCATGTAGTTACAGGAGTGCAAGCAGGTTTAGATAAAATTAAGGGGTACATGGATAAATGTTTAATTGAGTTTGATGGGTTCTACGAATATTTTACTAACAATCCGTCATTTGCGTATGGTTTCAGACCACTCACAAAAGAAGAATTAATCAACAAATGTAAAACCGACCAAGAGTTCTCCGAAACGTGGGGATTAAAGATTGAAGAACAAATGTTAAGTGAAGAAAGAAGATATAACATTTGGTTCAACAATAACTATGAAACGGGTATGGAAAGATTTTTCAATCCCGAACAATTGCCATATTATGATAACCCATACTACCAACCAACACCAACAAAGGAAATCACTATAAGTTATAACGGAGAAAAAATTAGTTTTTATGAATAACAAAAAAATCATTAAAGTAGAAATACCAAAAGAAATATGGGACGCACATATGTCAATATTTAATTTCCGTGATATCATTGGTGCATGGATGAAAAGTATTGATGACGTTGTAAATCAAATGTCAAAACAGAATGAAAATGAACAACGAGGAATTTAAACCAAGAAGACCAGTATCTCAAAGATACTCTCTAACCGAAGAACAAAAGAAACACGTAGAAGAAATAAACAAAGTAAAACAGGAGTTAATTCAAAAATACCTTAATCAAGGACATACAGAAGAACAGGCAGAAAGAATGACGATGATGGCAATGTACATGCCAGGATTTGTAGGACCAACATTTAGAGATTAAAACAAAACGAAAATGAATAACATCGACAAACAATACTTAGACTTAGTCAAAGACATATTAGAAAACGGTCACACAAAAAGTGATAGGACAAAAACGGGAACTAAATCCGTATTTGGAAGAACCATTCGTCATTCTATGAAGGACGGATTTCCGCTTCTCACTACAAAGAAGATGTCGTTCAAGACGATGGTGACCGAACTTCTGTGGTTCTTAAAGGGCATGACAAACATTAAGTATCTTGTGGATAATGGGTGTCATATTTGGGATGGTGATGCTTATAAGCGATACGTCACTTATTGGGGCAATCCTATTGACCCGATTAACTATGAGTTATATGGTAGACTTGATTTTCATTCTGATAAGAGACTTTTTACAAAAGAAGAGTTCATCGACAAAATCAAAACTAATGATGAGTTTGCAAAAACGTGGGGGCAACTCGGACCCGTGTATGGGAAGCAATGGAGGAGTTGGGGTGAAGATTTCAAACAAATTCCAAATGAATCTGGTGATAAAGTTTACCACATTACAACAACCGGTATAGACCAAATCGCAAACACAATTCACCTACTGAAGACAGACCCTGATAGCAGAAGGATACTTGTGAATGCTTGGAACGTTGGAGAACTTGACCAGATGGTTTTGCCACCTTGTCACTACTCGTTTCAATTTTATACGAGAGAGTTAGACGAAACAGAGAGAGTGAAGTTGATGGATAAGCATTTAGGAGTAATTGATAAAGATAAGCTACCTCAACATTACAGGTTATACTACACAGAAAAACAATTATCAGAACATAATATTCCAACCAGAGCAATCTCTTTACTTTGGAATCAACGTTCGGTGGACGTAGGACTGGGCCTTCCCTTTAACATCGCATCCTATGCACTTCTATTAGAAATCATCGCCAAACAAGTCAATATGATTCCTGAAGAAGTGATTGGTAATTTGGGAGATTGTCATATCTATCTCAATCACATAGATGGATTGAAAGAGCAATTGACAAGAACACCGTATGAATTACCTAAGTTAAATATTAACACCGAGTTTTGGCCAACAGAAAGTGGTGAATGTGGTGTAGGATTGATAGACGCTAAAGCTGTTCTTGATTCATTCAATAGAGATAGTTTTTGTAAGTGCTTATTAGAAGAAGATATTCAATTGTATAAGTATCAATACCACCCAGCAATCAAACTTCAATTATCAAATTAATTATAAACAATTTGTATGAAAGACATAGTAATTTTCAAAGGCTATAGACACAAAGGAGGAATAGTTCATTTTAGGAATATAACTCTTGATGACCTTAGAGCTATCTTCTTTCCAAAGAACTTCTATGAGACTTACTCGTATCTGGGGTCTGTTCCTTATAGGGAAAATGGTGACGTATTTGAAGCAATAGAACCTCTTATCATATTCATGGACTACAAGGCAAAACCAAAGTATTGTCCAAGATGGGTACTTCGGTTCTTACATGTATTTGGGCAAGATAAGTCTATAGTCAGAGTTAGAAACATAAAGTTAAGTAATCTACTCTACAAGCTAACAAAAGGATTTCGTATGATAGATTATAAAACTAAATGGACTCACTATGATCTAAGACTGTCTGTAATAGGAACTGTACAAGTACATGAACTAAGTGAAGCAATAGAGAGTGCGTTCTACAAGAGAGGTAAAACTCAAGAATTGTATGAACAGATAAAAAAACTTGACCCGGAAACGAAAGTAAGTCCTGGACATAGTATAAGTTATCTTGAAGAAGAATTGGATAGGTTACTTGAAAAACAAAAGCTATGAAATACAGAATAAACGAGATCAAGTTCAAAGACAAGACAGTATACGAACCTCAAGTCTGCAAAAAAGTAAAGACTAAAATACCAACAGGGGAGTGGGAATTAGTGGATACGTGGGATAGGATTGTAGGAAAATATAGTATTATCACTCATGAAACTTACTACGAGATGCTTCCAGTAACTATGGAAGAAGCAGAAGTGATAGTAGAGATCTACCATAAAGAGTTACAGCGACTACTTAAAGAACCCACCATCAAGACAATAAAAGAATACGAGCTATGAAAATAACATTTAGTGAAAGTTTTTTTGAGTCATTAGAAAGAATGAGAAGGCACCAGACATGGTGGTATAAGACATATGAATTCTTTAAGAGAGACTTGTGGATGTTCTTCAAAAACATATGGAACTTTAGAAGAGAGCTATACCAGTTTAGAACCTGGGATCATCAGTTCAATCAAGATCTATTTGCACGTTCTTTAGAACTTACAGCTAATGGAATAGAAAAATATGGAATAGAAGAAGATGAGAGTAGGCTGAAGAAGGTGGCTATGATGAGAAGAGCTGCTGCACTTTTAAGAAATCGGGAAGATGAAATATATGAAATAGTAGATAAGGAAATGGGTCCTTTGAATCTAGATTATATGTTTGAAAGAGAAGACACTCCCGAAGAAGCAGCACACAAAAGGAAGTATTATGATAGAGTAAAGGAGATATTTGATGCTGAAAGAGAAGAGCTCTGGACTATTCTCAAAGGTACTGGAGAACTTGATGGTACAGACATTAGACGTTGGTGGGATTAAAAATTAGATTTAGCAAAATCTTTTTATTATATTTATACAAAAATAGTTTATGTATCTAGAATGTATTACAGTTTGTGTCAATTATGGTGATTTTCTAGCTCAAACTTTACCTCAAAATAAACAGCATTTTAATCATATGGTTGTTGTCACTACACCTAGTGATAAACTTACCCAAAAAGTATGTGATTATCACAATGTTGAATATATAGTTACAAATGAATTCACTAGTGGAGGCGCTCCATTCAATAAAGCTAAAGGTATAAACATTGGTTTAGAATATCTATCTCGAAAAGATTGGGTACTACATCTAGATGCTGATATATATCTTCCTCCTCTTACTAGAGGTATTTTAGATCGTATTTCTTTAAATAAAGAAAATATTTACGGTGTTGATAGAATGATGTGTCCTAATTTTGAAGAATGGTCCAAATTTCTTCTCAATCCAGATCCACTCCATACAGGTTGGGTATTTATACATCCTACTCGTTTTCCAATGGGTGTCCGTATAGGTGAATATATGAGTGAAGGATATGAACCAATAGGTTATTTTCAATTATGGAATCCAAATGAATCAGGAATAAAATTATACCCGGAAGAGCACGGAGCTGCTGATAGAACAGATGTTATATTTGCTAAAAAATGGCCTAGAGCTAAGCGAGTATTAATTCCTGAAATTATAAGTATTCATTTAGATTCTGAAAATGCTACTTTAGAACAAATGGGGATGAATTGGAAAGGAAGAAAATCAAAACCTTTTGGTTATGATGAAAATAAATCCTCTAAAAAAAGTTGGTGGAATCTCTAAATAAGATGTTATATTTATAAAAAATAATTAATTATGAGTAATTATAAACCTAATCAAGAAATATTATCAGCGTGGAAAAATCAAATTGAAATGAGTCCTTCCTCTATCTTTAGTAAGCAAGACGTTTTAAATGTATTAGATAGTATATTTAAAGCTCTTAGTCTTGTTGAAGGTGAAGAAGAAATTACAGGTAATGGAGAATCGTTTGCTAGTATCACTAATGAAGCTATGAATAATTTTAAAGTTGAAACAATAAAAGGTTTAGCTGAATTAATAGATAAAGGTAAATACCATGATGAGTTAATGGATTTTTCTCAGATTGTATATAGTATTGAACCAGGTAGTGTTATAACTGTGAAAGATGGAGTTATAATAGACTTAGAAAAATTTGATGGATTTTTAGAAACAATTAAAACTCACTGTCTTAATCCTACTGTTTCTCCTACTGATAATGAATAAAATGTTTTAAATGAAAATTATTGCTATTAGTGATACACACGGTATGCATAATCGCGTAAATTTACCGGATGGTGATTTATTAATACATGCTGGTGATTTAACTAATGTTGGGAGAGAAGTAGAAGTAGAAGAAGTAATTAATTGGTTTTATCAACAAGCAAATCGTTATACTTATGGTGTAGTGTTTATAGCAGGTAATCATGATCGTTCATTTGATCCTAAATTTAACTTAAATGATGGGAAAACTAAAAAACCAAAATGGTTACTTGATATTTTATCTAATGTTAAATCTACTAACCATATACACTATTTGGAAAACAACTCTGTTGAAATAAACGGAATTAAAATATGGGGATCACCTATCACACCTTGGTTTGGAGGTGATTATTGGGCGTTTAATGCTCATAGAGGTCCTGATATAATAAAATATTGGGAACAAATTTCATCTAATGTTGATATAATAATCACTCATGGCCCCGTAATGTATAAATTAGACTATACAATATATGATAAAAAATATGTTGGTTGTGAACAGCTAAGATATCAAATAGAAAAAATAAAACCACTACTTCATATATCAGGTCATATTCATGAAGGATATGGGTATGAATATAGTTCTGATACTCATTATTTTAATGCTTCAATTTGCAATATTAATTATAATCCAATAAATGAACCTTGGAGTATAGATGTTGATTTTGAAAATAAAAACATTAATGGTGAATTTTTTTAAAAATATTATTATCTGTTTTTTTCCTAATGAACATACTGAGTTTATTTATCTAGGAAATATTGATTATTTATTTGAAAAAAATACAGAAGAATATAATATAATAAAAGATTTTATTTTAATTGTTGATGAAGCTGCTAGACCAAAATGGTGTCCTAAATGGTTTTTACGTTTATTAGAATTATATAAAAACGATTATTTAACAATAAATAAGTTACATAATAAAATAACTAAAGATATTCGTATCACAAATATGTCAACTATATATCATAGTTATGATATTATTATATATGGTTATTTTAATCCTGAAATTAAATATTGTATAGAAAATCTGAAAGAAAAATTATTATATGAAACCGATACACAAATTTAATGGTGGTAGAGGAGCGACATTATGTCATAAATGTAGCAAAATAATAAATGAAAGTCTTACCCAAGATTTATATTGTGAAGAATGTGGAGGTATTAAATACAAATATAAATTAGTTAGAGAAAGAGATGGACTAATAAAAAAAGGAAATACAGTTATGTGGATAGAATGGAATGAAGATAATTTCTACTCAAAGTCTCATCAAGAAATAAATACAGGTTATAGTTTGATATTAGACCCATCTATTAATTACACATGGTTAACAACAACTGTTGATGAAATTTTGATTAGGCAAGATAATTATATTAAATTTAAAACAAAAAATAGTATTTACGAATTATTTACAAATGAGAATAAGTAAAGAAAAGCGTAATTGGTTTATAGTTATGAATTCTAAATGTGAGTATTTTTGTGGTTTAGTTTATGGAGGTGAAACAGTTTGGTTAGATGATTATAATGAAGCTAAACCGCTTGATGATGAGAACAAATTTAGAATGTTACAATCACTATGTTATGGTGAAGAGTTAGTAATGGATTATATTAATTAATAAAAACAAAACAATGAAAATTATTAAGGAAAATTACACAATGAAGTGGTTTGAGTTTATTGATGAAAAACTTATCCATCATGAAGTAACTAATGAGTATTCAATTGCTTTAACTGATGATGGTAAGATAAAAAATATCACTAATGAACTTGGATCTTCAATAAATGAAGGTAGTGAAGTATTTGAGTATTTCTCAAATAAATACAATGGTTAATCTTACTGAAGATAAAGACGAGTCATATATTCGTCGGCGTGATCATCTTTTAGAAAAAATAAAAAAAGAAAAGTGGGAGGTAGATGATAAACCACAAAGTAAAAAACGTGGTCGTAAAACTAAAGAAGCTTCTAAACCAAATGTTGATTTAGAAAAACCAAGAAATAAATACTATAGTTGGTTAAAATAAATAAAATAGGCGAAATAAAGTTTTTATATTTATACATACAATAATTAAAGAATGCCTATCATCACAAAAGATCAATCCCAAGACAAAGCTAGCGCTCGTTTAGACAGAAACTTAAACAAAAAGAAAAAACAAAAACCACTAAGTGAAGAAGAATGGGGTGATTTAGTTCAAAGAGGTGCTAATTTAGCTGAGCAACTTGAATGGCTTAAAATTAAAAAGCGAAATAATGATTATAAATAATGCTGAGTTAATGTATAAGGCGTTTTTGATTGAATCTACAACTAAGCTTCTTGTGTTAGAAGGAGTTACTAATTGGGAGATACTAGTTAAAGAAATTAATAACCAATATCAACCAACTACAGTAGATGAAATGGAAATATTTAGTGACGCTATTATATATGCTAGATGTGCTGTACTTAATTAATTACAATAAAGCAAAACAGTTATGAAACACAATCTGATTAAAACAGACAACTACCTATTGGTGGTAGACGATTCAAAGATTATATTGGGTGATTATTATATTGATGATTATCTTCTACTGAGAAAATGTGTTGTCGATGATAGTGAATATTGGTCTAATAGAAAAGACTATAAAAAAATAATATCTCACGCTCCACTTAACGGAGCACCATATCTTGATGGTGTAGACAGACTCCCGCCAAATTGGCGAGCTGGTGGCGAGGATGTTTATAAGTTAGTAAAAGAAAGAGTTCTTGAAACTGTGGGAAACCATAACATAAATAGTTCTACTGCAAAAGATATGATTCAAATAGGGATTGATTGCTACAACAAAGCCCGTGAGAAGTACAAGTTTACGGAGGAGGACATACTGGACGCTTGGGAGCTGGGTGCAAAAGAAGGTCTACCTCTAACAAGAAAAAAGAAAGAAGATCTTTTTGACTCTTTGCACCAACCCAAACTACCTATTGCGTTTTACAGTGAGGATGAGTATGTACATGATGACACAGTGCCATACCCTAAAACACTTGGAACACAACTCAAGACTGTAGTCAACTCTGAAGGAAGAATAGAATGGGTGGGAAAATACATTTACGAATAAACAAACGTTATGAAAGGAATATACCTAACAAAAGAAGGAAAGAAAGCTATTGAGAATAAGATAGCTGAACTTGAAGTGAAAAGAGATAAGGCAGCAGAAGATAATGATGAAATTTATGCTAACAGTTGTATAGGACAAATATTTGCATATTATGAAATCCTATCCTCAGCAACAATTCTTCCTGTTGAAGAAAGTTGGGAAGATGTAGAATTATATCCTCTTGATAACGAATTGGAGGTTATGCTCCAGGTTATTATGGAGGTACTTGTGTAACTTGTAAAACAGAATTTATGGGAGATAAAAGAGCAGTACAATGTGAACCTTGTGCTATTAAAATGATACAAGAAGAACCTAAACAAGAAATTGTAGGATATAAATTAAAACCTTCTATTGATAGAATGATGGTTGATAGTATATTAAAAAATTCAATGCCTATATGGAATGATGAAGATAAGTCTGTTTATTTCATTAGAGGTCATGTTGCAGGTTCTTTAGTAGCTAAAATGAAAGAGTTACAGGTTCTTGATTTATGGTTTACTCCTATCTATGAAGATGAAGAAATTAAATCTGATTGGGTAAAAGAAAATCATTTGGATTACTACTATAAAGAAGGAGTAATGGCTAATAAACCTAAACAAGAAACACTTGAAGAATTTCCTGTACACAATTTTATGTCTATTGAACCTAGTAATAAAAAACAGCAAAAAGAATTAGAAAATAATAGGGCTAGATTAGGTGTTAAAAATAAAGAGGAAGATTTTGTTTTAAAATGTTTACTTAGTTTTGATTGGAAAAGAGAAGTAATTCTTTATGAAGTTGAAAAAGTATCTTTTACAGGTAATATGATAGATTTTAGAGTTAGAGTAAAAGCTCCTCATAAAACAGTAGATTATTGTTGTTCCAATCCTTTTAAAGAAACAGGTTGGAGTTTAGAACGGCCTGATTTTAATAGTAGAGCTTGGGAAGTATGGTCACAATTAAATAGGTACATAAAAAGATAGATATGAATAAACAAGAAACTACTCTTGAAGAAGCTGCTGAAAGATTATATTCAGGAGTAGACAGACAAGTAGATAGGATGTTATTTATAAATGGTGCTAAATGGCAAGCTGAAAGAATGTATAGTGAAGAAGAAGTGATTGCAATAGTTGAAAAAAGTAGAGAAACAGGATTAACTGCTGAATACTTACTTTTAACTGATAAATTTAAAAAGAAGTAACATGAAACTAATAAACAAAGATGTACATGAACATTATTGTTCATTAGAACTGTTGCAACTGCTCTATGATAAAGGTATGAGATATCGTGAATGGACAGATGGTGTATTTACACATAACTCATTGGCTGAAAAGAGATTCAACGAAGGTGATGTATCCTATTTAAAGGACACAGTCACACATCAAATTGTTGTTGAGTGGTTGAGGGTTAATCACAGTATATGGATTTATACTTCTTCTCATGAGGTAGATAAGTGGTGTTACCACATAGGAAAAACAATAGCAGGTAAAATTAGTCCAAAAGTTTGCGAAAATGGTTTTTTCGGTTTAGATGATTATGACACTCCACAAGAAGCAACAGAAGCTGGAATCCTTTACGTTTTAAATAATTTGATATGATGATTAATCCTGAAGACTATTCCTTAATCAGCAATAAATGGATAGACGATAAGATAGAAGAGCTACAACGCATAGCTAACACAAGAATAGAGCCATTTGTTGAAGGTAAGTATGTAGGACGAGTTAAAATGCTTATGGAACTAAAAAAGCAGCTTATTCCATTAGTGAAACTTTATAATCAAGAAGAATTATGACAAAAGAGGAAAAACAACAACATTTAATATTTTGGATGCTAATGAGAATACCATTCTCAGCTTTAGTTTATGCTTTATTAACAAACCTTCAGGTATGTTAAAAAACAAACAAAATATGACACAAGAAGAAACACAAGAACGCAACAAGCAGATTGCTTTGATGCTTGGGTGGAAAGAAGCTACATTAGAATACAAACTAAAATGGTGTGCAGTTCCAACAGAAGAAAGATTGAATAGAATAAACCCAGAATATGTTCCAATCTTAACGAAGGAAAACGAAGAGCCTCTTTTTGAAAGTTTTTTAAGTTGGCATTCAGATTGGAATTGGCTTATGATGGCAATTAAATTTTTACATAAACACTTTGAAAGCAAAGAAAGGAGTTGGACTTCGATTGAGAGGTATCCTCTTTATACAGATATTGAAACTGTTTTTGTTTTAGTATCTGATTTTGCTAAACATTATAACGAAGGAAAATTATGACACAACAAGAATTCAACGAAAAGTACAAACAGTACATACCTGAAAATTGGCATGGATTAGAATTCGACATCCCAGAGGTGACAATCTATCTTGATAGTGTGATGCAAGACCTCATCACCATGCCTGAGTTTGAGCTGAATCAGATTAAACTGAAGTTCAATATGGCAAGGTTCTATTTTAATACTAGTTGGGAACAGAAGCATTTGGAAGTTGCTTTGCAAGCTCGTATTGAATATAAAATTAACGAAATAGTAAAAAAGATAGACGAGGAAAAACAAAAGCTATGAAATTCACACTATTAGAAATCAGTTGGTATGGATGGAATGGTATTTCTATTTGTTCTTTTGAAACAGATTGGCATTGTAGAAGTTTATTGCATGTAGAAAGAACAGAAGGAACGTGGAAGTTTGGTTTACTATTCAGAAACTTTTTTATATGAAAGATTTTATACCATACGAAGAAGCGCTAGAGTTAAAGCAACTTAGGTTTGATGAACCTTGTTTCACTTGGTATTGGGATGATATTGGAATGTATAACGGTTTAGAGTTGGGCAATCATAACAAACATATTAATTATGTTTCAGCACCAACATTCTCACAAGCATTTAGATTCTTTCGTGAGAAGTATAATTTGGTTCATGAAATTTGTGAGCATCCCAAGGAAATGATTGATTATGTTGCAAGTAAAGGAGAAAGGTATTTACCAACATATAGTTATGGATATTCATCTAATGGTCGTTATCACCCAATTAGTAATACATACATCTACGAAGAAGGGGAAATTGGGTGTCTGAAAAAATTTATTGAAATAGTAAAACAAAAACAATGAACTTATACAGATATAGAGTGGTGGAGAGAACCACTACCA